TGCACATCAATCTTATAATCCTCAAACGCCTCATCACTCATATCCGCTGGTTGTACGGCTAGAGCCTCAACTATATTTTCACATATATCATAGATATAACCATGAAACATGAAATCCCAGTTTGACTTGTCGCTCTCGTATACCTTGCGTCCAACAAAGCACTCAGCTATCCGATCAATGTTGCCCGAAACTACGGGCGAAAAACCATATTTTATAGGTGAATCGCCGAGCTTCTCCACTGCAACATCAAGCATATTCTTGAATATAGTCTGATGTTTAAGCATCTTATGTAGAGGTAGTCCTGTTATTACTCGTGGCATCCCCTTTTCCAGTTTCTTAACTTTCGTAGGTTCAGCTTTAAGGAAACTCTTCAAATGGAATTTCTCATGCCATTTGTCGAAAACTATTTGAGCCAATCCTCCTTTCGTGTAACGAGCTATCACTGCACTATTAACGGGCATCCCATCCGCTTGGTACGGATGACCGGGGCTTTTCTTCTCATTCACTAGGGATGAATCGATTATCGAAATAATTCGTTCCGCTGTTTTATAATCCACATCTGGTTCGTATTTGTTATTAGGAATCAATTGCAACACTAAACCCGCACAACGTTTTGATTCAAGTGACGTGGGGGGATGTGTTAACAAATCGCATCTTTCTTTATACAATTCCAAATGGTTTCTAACGGATTTTTCCTCTAAACTAGGATTTATGTCAGGATAGACATATTTCCCGGGTTCAAAACCGAGCTTTTCCAATTCTGCCATGTGGTCGGATATGTAGGTATCAATCTCAACCTGAACTTTCGGTGTTGAATTACAATGCACCGGCACTTCAGGAGGCAGTTCCACATACGCCTTCGGGTAGTTGTCTTCATCTTCATAATCAGCCCACCTCATCTTCTTGGGGTTATGAAGTTCACGAAACGTCTTATATTTGAGTTCTTCATCCTCAAATTCCTCATGCTTCGTCTTGTATTGTGGAAACAACTCCTCAATCTCACGTTTGCTGTAACCATATCTAACAGCACCTTCCCTCGTGAGCACAACATGCTCATCATTATAATCTTCAACTGTAGCACTTCTACCATTAAACTTCCAGTTTTCCGCTTCTCGCTGGAGTTCCCACTGATTACTATATTCATCAGAGTCAAGTTCGTACAAAATAGTTTCTATACGAATTGCAGTATTATGCGCAGTTGAGCCTCTAATATGCATGCCAACCACAGCGTTCCCAGTAAAAATTGGGGCTCCGGAGAAGCCCTTATTAGTACTAGCAGTGTGATATAAATATATATGTCCACTGTCACTTTTAGTACTCCCAACTGAAGTCATTAGAACAGAGTTCACGAACCCTACAGCCGAAACATCAAGACCATACTTGCTTTGCTTTTTGACTGATGCTTTGGTTATGCCGATTATAGCCCATTCTTTTTCAGTTAGTTTCGTAGCGAAAACGTCTACACTACCCTTAAAAAGATTATTCTCCAAATTGAATCTCTCTTTCGGTATCGGGTAAATCTTCGAACCCACTCGACTAACCCCCTTCCTATCAGGGACTGCACTAGCCAAGTAAGTTCTCGCCGTTCCTACACTCACAGCATTTGCCGCGTGACGAGCTGTTATGAGATAATCCTTATATCTCCAAAAACAACCCACCACTACCAAGTCGGTATCTTCGGTATTAACCATCAACGCCCCAACTGGACGTTCCACACTTGGATACATATCACTGCCAGGAAGTGCCATTTCCTCTACTGAAATGGACGTGCCACGTGCTGGCACGGCCCTCATCTTTCCATCAACCATGATGTCATAGATTTCGCCTTCCTCTGTAAGTCTCTTCTGCACGAAATATGTCTCATCCTTCTTCACTTTATTAATAATCTTAAATTTTGGTTTAAGACGGTTATAAGTGAACAGACACACTCGCACAACAATCAAAAGGAAAAGACAGATGCTCACTATATCTAGTAAAGCCTCCGCTCTGTCTCCTCCAATTGAAACAAAAGCCTCGAAAATAAAAGCGACTGTTTCAAAAATAGTGGAGAAAGTATGAGTTAATATAGCAAGAATCAGATTAAACAGTTCAGACCATAAATTCAATTGCCTCTCCAAAACCGTAGATGCGGCATCAGCGCCTGGCAACGTATGACGTAAAACCATCCTGAATAACTCCGCCTTCAACAGAACTGAAAACCTTATCGCTTTACTCACCCCCCCGAGAAACTCACCCACTGAGGATGGTCGCTTCGGATCTAGTAGTTTGTCAACGCGGCGGCCAGTCACTTGGTTCGTTTCAAACATGTATTTTACGTTACACGTTTTTACTCGCAAATTGACGGCTGCAAACCGGGTTGAGTAGCCACAAGTAGCTTCCAGCGATAAAGGGACGCCAGTTGCCTGAAATACATCATTACGAATTTCAGTAGCTATATCATAACGATAAGCGTACTCACAATTCGTAGGGGTGGTGTCAAATATCCTTCCCATAAGGACCGAATTACGCGCGATTAAGCTACCATCAAAATAAAACATTCCATCACTTTTATTAGACATGCGGACGAATCTCTCGACCTCCGTGTAGTTATACTTGTCCTTAAGAACTGCTTCAACGAAATTTCT